TCACTAAATGGAGTGAAGCTAAAGAACAAATTAGATGGCGGTTAAGAAAGAAATAGAAATCAATGTAAATACTAGCAATGCTGAGAAGAATGTAGATAACCTTGAGGGGGGATTATCTGGATTATCTGCTCAAGCAGACAAACTCACAGGAGGGTTAGTATCAGGTTTCAAAAAGGGAGTTGCAGGAATCAAGCAAGGAATCACTGCAATGAAGTCTCTAAAGGTTGCGATAGCAGCCACAGGGATAGGACTCTTATTGATTGCTATTACGGCTCTTACATCTTACTTCACTAAGACTCAGAGAGGGGCTGATAAGCTATCTCAGGCACTTAAGGGAATTGGTGCAGTGGTAGATGTTCTTGTTGATCGGATATCAACATTTGGGGAGGGCTTATTTAAGATTTTATCAGGAGACTTCTCAGAGGGTGTAGATATCTTGAAGGGTACATTTAAGGGATTAGGAGAGGAGATTAGGAATGAGGCAAAAGCAGCTATTGATCTTGAGAAAGCACAACAGGCTCTAGAGGATAGACAGATATCTTTGATTAAGGTCAACGCTCAGAGAAGAGCGAGTATTGAAAAGCTAAGATTAGCAGCAGAGGACACTACTAAGACTGATAAGGAAAGAGCGGATGCTTTAAGAGCAGCAGCCAAGTTACAAAATGAGATTGCTGATGATGAGATATCTATCGCTAAGGAGAGAGCAAGAATCGTTAGAGAGAGAGTTGCTTTAGGGGAATCATCCAGAGATGATCTTCAGGAACAAGCAGAAGCAGAAGCAAGAGTCATAGAATTAGAGGCTGAGAGAGATAGAAGATTGAAGTCCTTACAGACTAGATTAAATGCCTTCACTAAGGGAACAGATGAAAATACAGAAGCGACAGATGCTAATGCTGAGGCTCTAAAGAAGCTAAATGAAGAGATAGCTAAGAGAGATGAGAGGTTAGAGCAGGAATCTGCTCAATTACAAGAGAAGTTAGCGAGTGAATATGATGCTATTCTACAGGCTCAGAATGATGCTCAGACAAATGAGATTAATGCAGTAGAGGATAAGTATAATAGACTTCTAGAGAATGCAGAGCAGTTTGGTTTTGATGAGATAGAATTAGAGAGGCTCAAGAATGAAGAGTTATCTAAGATTAATAAGAAATATAGAGATGAACAGGATCAGGCTGATAAAGATGCAGCCGAAGAAAAGAAGGCAACCAATGAGGCTACACTAGGAGCGATTGCAGGTACTCTAGGATCATTAAGCCAATTAGCAGGTAAAGAGGCAGCGAGTGGTAAGGCACTAAGTGCTGCTCAGGCAGTGATCAATACTTATACAGGTGCTACGAAGGCACTTGCTCAAGGAGGTATTGCAGGGCCGATTGCCGCAGCAGGAGTCATTGCTTCAGGTATTGCTTCAATCAGACAGATATATGCTACTAAGCTACCTGCAACGGCAGGAGGCGGAGGTGGAGGATCAACACCTAGACCACAGATATCAGCACCTTCAATTACTCCTAGATTATCATTGGATACGCAAGTATCAGATCTAGGGAATCAGATTACAGAGTCATTAAGTAAGACTCCTGTGAGAGCATATGTAGTAAATCAGGATGTGCAGAGTGCAGCGAAGATGGATAGAAAGATTAGAGAAACGGCAACAATAGGATAGATATGAAGTTTTTTGAATTAGTATTAGATGAAGATAAACTCCTTCATGGTATAGATGCGATAAGCATCGTAGAGCATCCTGCTATAGAGGAGGACTTTATCACTATGAGTAAGGATCACAAGTTTGAATTCAAGGAGATAGATCAGGAGAAGAAGATCCTGATGGGAGCAGCAATGATTCCAGAAAAGCCTATCTATAGAGTTGATGGTGATCAGGAATACTATGTATTCTTTACGAAGGAGACAATCCGTAGAGCCTCAGAATTATATCTGATGAATGGTAAGCAGGGTAATGCTACGCTAGAACATCAAGAGAAGATATCAGGCTTATCATTAGTTGAGAGTTGGATCATAGAAGATCCAGAGAAGGATAAGAGCAGAGCCTATGGCTTAGAGTATCCTGTAGGAACTTGGATGGTAAGTATGAAGGTGAATAATGAGGATATCTGGAATGAATATGTCAAAAGTGGGAAGGTCAAAGGATTCAGTATTGAGGGATGGTTCATGCAGCGAGAATCGGCTATTGAAATCAATACAGAATTATCTAGAATTGAATCAGAAGAAGCAGACCACTTGCTCTCACTTTATCTTCTGGGAATAATCAAAGGTTCTGTAAAGAACGACAAGAGATACAAGAATGGAAAGAAGTTGGAAATGGAATCATACAGAGACTATCCTGATTCAGTTTCTAACAATGCGAAGAAGGGAATTGAACTCAATGAGAAGCAAGGGAATAAGTGTGCTACTCAAGTGGGTAAAGTCAGAGCGCAGCAGTTAGCCCAAAAGCAGCCTCTATCAATTCAAACAATTAAGAGAATGTATTCTTACCTAAGTAGAGCGCAGGAATACTATGATGAGGGAGATACCACATCCTGTGGATATATCTCATATATGTTATGGGGTGGATTAAGTGCTAGGAGATGGGCAGAGAGTAAATTGAAGGAATTGGATCAGTTATGAAAATAACCCAAAATCTTAATAAATAGTTGTTTAATTAGAAAAGTTCAGAAAAATGAATCTACAAGAAGTATTCAAGAAGATTGAAATGGCTCTTACTCCTCAAGAAACTCCTGAAGTTCAGGAAGTACAAGAAGAAGTAAAAGTTGAGATGGCTACAATGAAACTCGCAGGAGGTGTTGTAGTTGAAGCAGAATCATTTGAGGCAGGTGAGAATGTATTCTTAGTTGGTGAAGATGATGAGAAAGTCGCTGCTCCTGTAGGAGAGCATGAGTTAGAAGATGGTCGTATCCTCGTTATTGTTGAGGAAGGTGTGATCTCTGAGATTNNTGAAGAAGTNGTGAGGAAGTAGTAGAGGAAGAAGCTACAGAGGAAGTTATGGAAGAGCAGGAGATGGCTTATGTAACTAAGGAAGAGTTCGGTGCTGCTATTNATGAGATTAAAGAAATGATTGCTGCTATGATGCCTCAAGAGGAAGAAATGGCTGCTGAAGAAGTTAAAGAAGAGGAGAAGGTAGAGATGAGTGCTGATGAAGCACCTGCTGCTAAGAAAGTAGCTGCTGCTCCTGTTGATAAGAAACCAGATATGGTGAAGTTCAGCAATAAGGCTGGTGCTACTACCTTATCTCGTGTAATGAGTAAATTATCCTAATTTAAATAAAGAAGAAAAATGGCTACAACCACTTCAATTACTACCACATATGCTGGTGAATTTGCAGGGAAATATGTTTCTGCTGCATTATTGAGTGCCGACACTATTGAAGGTGGCGGTATTACTATTAAACCAAATGTCAAGTACAAAGAGGTACTAAAGACAATGAACTTGGATGCTATCACTAAAGATGCAACTTGTGATTTCTCTGATACTTCTACATTGACTTTGGCTGAGAAGGTTCTTACTCCAAAAGAACTNCAGGTAAACCTAGAATTGTGTAAATCTGATTTTGTATCGGATTGGGAAGCGATCTCAATGGGTTACTCTGCATTCAGTGAGTTACCTGCTAACTTCGCTGATTACCTAATCGGTTATGTTGCTGCTAAGGTTGCTGCAAAGAATGAGACTAACATCTGGTCAGGTGCTGATGCTAACGAAGGTGAGTATGATGGCTTCACTGCTCTATTGGCTGCTGATGCTTCAGTTGTTGATGTAGTAGGTACTACTATCACTGCTGCTAATGTTATTGATGAGTTGGGTAAAGTAGTTGATGCTATCCCTGCTGCATTATACGGCAAAGAAGATCTTTACATCTATGTATCTCAGCATATCGCTCGTGCTTATGTTCGTGCTTTAGGTGGGTTTGGTGCTAACGGCTTAGGAGGCAATGGTGTTGCTTCTAATGGTACTACTTGGTACAACGGAGGCGATCTAGCCTTTGATGGTGTTAAGTTGTTCGTTGCTTCTGGTATGCCTACTAACGATATGGTAGCTGCACAGAAATCTAACTTGTTCTTCGGTACAGGTTTGTTGAGCGACCACCAAGAAGTGAAATTACTAGACATGGCTGATCTTGATGGATCACAAAATGTTCGTGTAGTAATGCGCTTCACTGCAGGTGTTCAGATTGGTATCGGTGCTGACATCGTATACTATACTTAATAGTTGATTGATTAACCTAAAAGGGGCAGGTAGGCTAGTGCTTGTCTGCCCTTTTTTTTTATACTTATAGAATATGGCGTGTGCTTTAACAAAAGGAAGAAACGAACCCTGTAAGGATGTAGTAGGTGGTATCACTGCCGTTTACTTTGCTGACTTCGGGACATTAGGTGCGATCACCTATGATGGAACAGACACAGATGTGATTGACTCATTTGGAGGAACTCCAGATTGGTTTAAGTTTGAAGTAAAAGGAAACTCTAGCTTTGAGCAGACAATCACTTCATCTCGTGAGAATGGAACTACATTCTTTGATCAGGTATTGAATCTTACATTCAAGAAGATGACTAAGCAAACTCACAATGAGTTGAAATTATTGGCTTATGCTCGTCCTCATGTGATTATAGAAGATAACAACGGCAATAAGTTCCTAATGGGATTAGATTATGGTGCTGATGTTAATGGTGGTACAATCGTTACAGGTGCTGCGATGGGTGATATGTCTGGATATACTTTGACATTCAACGCTCAGGAGAAGATCCCTGCTAACTTCGTAGATGCTACGATTACTGCTGATGCTTCTGTGATTAATGATATCTAAGATCAGATCTTTATAGAATCAAAAAAGCCCTTCCAATTTGGAGGGGCTTCTTTTTTGGTAGCAAGGCTACCTAAGAGAGATGAACTAGGCAAATGTAACCATTATAATTGTTTTGGGTTTTATAATTAGATGATTATTGT